TGAAAGAGAATGAAGGAAATAAGAAACGGTAAAAGCATGAAACAAATGTGCTATTTCGGAGTGGACTGAACTAATACGAAAATTTATAAAGGTCTAGAAACGTGTTAAAATCATCCATTAGCGCTACAATGCCGGAGCAGGCAGTACGCATGGTACTTCCAGGATAACGTAATGCGCATTGACGGCAAAGTTCAGCAACACCCAAGGCATCATAATAATTTTTGCACATATCTTTAAAACTTAACCAACGATCTTTCAGTTCATCAGAAGAATGGGTATGCAAGGGATAACTAAGCCTCTCTATACGTTTAACGGGGTCCGGGAAGACGAGCCAGCGTTGACCATTATGGACAAGAAAGCAGCTACAGAAGTAATTACCTTGACCAACAATGACTTTACCTAGTAAATTAAAAAATAACTGGAGATCCATGGTAACTGCAAACAGGTCAGGTAAAGCGTGCGGATAAATGTACGAATCATCACCAACAAAGTAAGCAGCATAAAACTTAATCTCAATCAATTTGTATGACCAGCCTGTGGTAATCATATTTATCAAAACGTTGCCAAGTGATGTATCGACTCTACCTGACGTTCTTTGCAAAGCAATCTTAATCCTAATAGCTAATAAAAAATTAACAACAGTTTTCCACTCAGTAGCTCTAATCCACAATAGAAGTATATCTGTGTTCATCCCAAGACGTTCATAAACTGCCAGTTCAAGTGCAAAGGTTTCTATAAGCTGAGATTTGTCATATTTTTCATAATCATTTTCAAAACCTATAGCATCTTTTGGCACAAATTGATTAAGGTGATCCTGAAGATCATCAATAGATTTCTTTAATTGAACAAAAACTTTTGGCAGTAGAATTGACTGAAGTCTTTCATACATACGCCGAAAGAACGAACAAATAATGTTAACTTTTGCATCGTGGTGAATAACAGTTTGGAGGATCTGGTATTCACCAATGGCATCTTTATTCAATCTGTTCTTAGGTTCTTTTTTAAAGATAAGGTTATAGTGATCAAGATCTTCAGGATCAAGACGAAAAGGACCAGGTGTATCGCCTTTCAAACGCACTTCTTTAAGTGTCGTCAGTTTACTTGCATCAGCTGCAATAAGGTAGCTATCCATGTCCGCTTTCGAAATTGAAACCGGATCATCTTTAAAACTAGCAATTTTATCCTTCCAGTTCGGCTCACAAAAAGTATTAAAGAAATTATCCACAATTTCCTCAGCTTGAACATCTGGATCACAAGGACCTGCATAACGACCAACATTACAATTACGTTTCTGCAAAGCAAGCATAAGTTGACGAGCAGTCGCAGGACGTGGCCAAGGTTGTAGTGTCCTTAGACGGGAAAAAGTATTTAATTGCTCATTACCGAGAATCTTGTTTCGATTACGAAAATGTTTAATTCTAGAATTGGGTAAATCAAATTCAATATCGCCTCTTTCAATTAAAAAATTATGATACTTTTCATCATAAGAGGGAGGTACATCCATCGCTGATGCGTAAGCCCGTTGCAGAGCCTGTACAGGCGAGCTTGCTGGCGGCATAGGTGCACGTTGAAATGAAGGCAGCTTCGGTTTTTCGTGCAAATAAAACAAGCGCTGCGGATGAGGAGCTTTATGTGGTAAATGCATGTTCG